TCACAGACCGTCGGTGAGGTACGCCGTGATCACGTCAAGTATCGATTTTTCATCGTCTTGAGAAAGTGATCCAGCCTCTGGATCAGCAAAAAGCAGCCCCCGACGCGGCATGTATTTCGTGCCAAACTCGTGAAACGTCGCATACGGTTTTCCGAAGCCGATGCGCGCGGTGTCTTTGGTGGCTTCGCTGCTCAGGCTTAAAAGCATGTCGCCGTAGCGGTCGAGCAGCTGGTGATTACCGTCGTCCGGGTACGACTCGATAGTCGATGGCGCCCAGGGTGACCAGCGCTGGCCGGCGGGGTCGGTGCGGGTCTCGAAGCGGTTGCTGACCCGGCTCTCAATCAATGAGCCAATGTCCTGCATGACCGGCGTCATGTCGGCCATGCGGCCGTACAGTTTGGCTAAATCCGCGCGGAATGCGGCGTCGTCTACTGTGACTGTGATCATGTTGTTGCCTCAATCTTTTTTGAAGCCGGCACGCCGGGCCGCGTCTGCCAGGCCGGGGTTGGCGCCGGCCAACTTGCCATTGATCACGTCCTGCAAAGCCTGTTGACGGGCCATGCCTGGGTTGTAGGCAAAGCCGGGGTCGATGCCGAGCGGAACCTGGCTGACCTCCCCGCTGCGCGGGTTGATGTATTCGCGCAGTTTGACGGCGGGCGCCTCTTTTTTGAGAGCATCACCGGTGGGGGTTTTGCCTGCGTCGTAGTCGCTTTTAGTCAGGTTGTTGACGCGGCAGCGGCAGCGCCAGCCGTTGGGCGGCCAGTGGGTTTGCCAGAATGGATCGTCCACCGGCAGCGTGATGTTGTCCCAGGCCGCATGACTGGCGCGCACGCGCTCATCGCGCTTGGTGATGTAGCGCAGGTAGGGCAGCGTTTTTTTGCTGCGCTCGACGCGCTCCCACAGGCCGGTGGCGTAGGCCTGGCGGGTGTTGACGTCGTAGATGAGCTTGAGGCGCGCGGGGTCGAATCTGGTGAGCACGATTTTGTCGGTGGCCGGGTCGGTCACGGCTTTGACGCCCCACCAGCCGGCGTCTGCCAGCAGCTGCTCGGCGTCGCGCATCCAGTCCGCGCGGCTCAGGTCGCCCGCGACTGATTTTGTGATGCCCTCATGCAGCGCCTGCAGCAGGTCAAGCCGCGCCAGCCGGCTGACGGTAAATTGGGTGCTGTGCTCGGCCTGCCAGACATCTTGCCAAGCATAACTTTTGGTTAGTTTTGAGCGGGCAATCAGCCAGGCCACGGCCTCGGCGGGCGTGAGTTTTTGCAGGGCGGCGAAGTCGCTGGCGGTGGTTGGCATCATGAACTGCTCCGCTCCCGGTCTATGGACCGATCAATAAAAGGATGCGTCTGCTCATGCTCCCACTGCCTCTTGCAGTGGTCTGGCTGCCAGAAAAACAGCAGATTGATTAACGCTGCCGTCCAACCCCAAACCGGCTGGTTTCGGACATCCATGCGGTACGCACGCGATGACAGCGTCTCGTAAAACGTGCCACCAGTTAATCTGTTGACAACCCGGTCGATCAATACAAGCGCATCAAGCAGCATGCTCATTTACAGCCCCGCAGCTGTTTCAAACAGCGCATCAACTTGCGCGACAGTCAGCCCAAGCGCAGTCACCAGGTCCCGCAGCAGTGGGCTATCTCGGCGCACTTCTTGAGCGTATTCCCACTCGATCCGTGCTGCGTCACCATCTGCGCCCGTCATGGCGGCAATGGCGGCATCCACACTAGGCAGCATCCCGGCACCCAGCATAGCTAGTCGCGCCTGGCGCATTGTGACGGAGGTTGGTCCAAGCGATGTCGGCGGGACGTAAAGCGGCAGCGCAGGCGCCAGTGCATCAGGGAAATCAGTCAACCCAAAGCCAAAGCGCGCCACTGTGCTGGTGTCTTGTACCGCTCGCCAGCACTGCTCGACATCATCTTTTTGTAGTCGGTACAGGGTGCCTGCCAGGGCGGCCATAAAAGCGGCGTGCTCGGGTGTTCCGGCCATGGCATCAAGGTCAGCGCGGGTGTTAATGGAGGTCATAAGTATCCTTCAGGTGATGTGTGTGTGCGTTGTTTGTTGTAATACCAGCGGCTGTCGCCGCTTTATTCAAGAACCAAGTGGTCACAGACGCCGCGCGAGCTGAGGGTGCCGTAGCTGCTCGAGGCCGCGGGGGAGTTGGCCCAGCTCGAGGCACGCGAACCCGAGTCCGACGTGTTGCTCCAGGAGCCCCCGAAGATCGCGGCGTTTTCCTGTTGATAAGTCGACCCACGGCCTCCCGTGTTGGCCAAAAATCCCGCAGCCGCTGCGCCGCCGCCAAAATCGGCGCCCCATTGCCACAAGTTGCCGGTGACCTGCGCACAACCCCATTTACTGATGTAAGTGGCATTCCAGGTGGTAGAGCCTGGATCACCTCCGACAGACACGGCCTCAGTCGTACCAAAGGCCAGCGCGCAAAATTCTCCGTAAGTTGGCAGGCGTTTTCCATGGTGCGCCATGACCTCGGCGGCTTGCCAGCGATTGAATGATGTGTAGGCAGTGGTGCCATTGCCGCCAAAGGTTGTCGGCACCTTGGGTGGGCTGCCGCTGTCTGCAATAGTGACGTTGTATTTGCTGCTGCCATTTGTCAGGTGATTAACGCCAAGCAGATAAATATCGGCCCAAAAGCTATCCGCAACCAGAGCCATGCCGCGCGGGTCCGGGCATGCAGGCTTAAATTTCAGGTCCCACAAGCTGTAGGCATTGATCTGCGGCGTGCTGTCGCCGCCGAGGTGATACGTAAATTCCGTACTGGCAATGGCCGTAGCTATTGTCCCCCTTGACAGCGTCAGTCCGATAGCCGCGCTAGATGCGGGGTAGTAATTGGTCGTAGTCGCCGGGTTGCCGCCAGCCCCCCCAGCTAGCGCGTCAGTGCCCGCAATCCAGGCAAGCCCCGCTGCCGTTAACACCGTGATATAGCCCATCGCCGCCGTTAATGCAGGACGGGCTGGCAGCGCTGCAATTGCCAATGCTTCCGTCGCATATCCTGCAACATTGCCCGCGGCTGGTGTCACAGTGATGGCACCGGCGGAATTTACCGACAGTAAATAAAGTGCCCATTTGTCCGCTGTGACCGTCTGCGCTCCAATGGCGGTTCCCGCGGCAACTGCGGCTTTGGAAATCGGCACGGCGTTGCCACCCGGAGAGTAATGAAAGCCGCCAATTTTTCGGCTATTGGCTGCGGTGTAGCCGCTGGGGGCGGTAAAGCTGGCATCGGCCCGAAGCGTTCCGTCGTCGCAGGCATAAACGGCATAATCCGTGCCCGCCACAAGGGCCGGCATAAGCACATTTGTCTGCGCCGGGAACGCTTTCATGCGGCCAGCAACAGCTATCGCCGTGCCCGCTTTTAAAGCTATCGTGCCGGCCCCTGTTTTTGCGAAACACACACTGCGCGGGTCGGCTTTGCCGAAGAGGTTGTAGGCGCTTTTTATAAAGCCGTGCGCGGTGAGTTGCGCTAGATTGAGGCCGCTCATTGCTTCACCCACTTGGTTTCGCTGGTCAACAAACCGCCGGTGTAGCCAAAGGTTTTGACCCAGGTCCCGACGCCGTCTGTGGCTGTGTCTGTGGTCAGATCACCGCCGGTGAAACCGTACACATGGCTGCAGGCGTCGGGGTTAAAAAGCGCGCCGGTGGAGTCTGGTACTAACGATCCTCCTCCCGCGTAGGGCTGGCCGGTGGCGGGGTCGAGCAGCACGACCGCTTGGGGGCGTATTTTTTGATCGCCGCTTAAAACATCAATAAATGCAGACATCATCAAACTCCTTTTAAGACACACTTACACATTTGAGCTGCCAGAGTCGTGCGCTGTTTTGGCGACTGTGGCACTTGGATCATCCAGCCCGGCATCGGCGCCCAGGCGCGCGGTGAAGGCGGCGCGGGTGAGCGAGTCCGCCAGCGGATCGGCATCGAGCTGCGCCAGCAGATCGGGCAGGCGCGCCAGCAGTTCGGCGGCGGTCTGGCCGCGCGCGGCGGCGTCGGCCAACAGCTTGCGGATCGGGTCCATCATGGGTGTCATGGCGGGCTGCCATTGGGCCAGCTCGGCGTCGATCAAGGCATCGATTTCGTCGGGCTCGGCTGGGGCTGGGTCGGCGAAGGCGGGGGCTGCAGTATTGGGGTCAGTGGATTGCCGCGCTGCGCTCGCAATGACGGGGGCGGCGACAGGCTCTGGCTGCAAGTCGCCCGCCTGGTAGCCGTAGCCGCGCTGCCAGTAGGCATTGGTAAAACGCGCGCCGGCGTCGTAGTTGCTTTTGTCGCGGGTGGCCTGTAGCTCATCCTGCTCTTTTTGATCCCAAAAGCTGAAAACAGGCGTTGGCACGTCGCCAAAATTAAGCTCGCATACCCACTTGATGAGCTGGTTGATGCTGGCGGCAATGATGCGCGCGTCGGCATCGCGCAGGTCTTTTGTCACCTCCATGCCTGCGGTGGCGCTGGCTAAGTTGGCGCTGGCCTGGGTGGTTTGGTTTTGGCCCAGCAGCGCAATGGTAATTTCGGCACTGCAAAACTCCACCAGCTTGGCATACAGGTCGGCGCTGGCGCTTTTGCCGGCCATCTCGACGAGCTCGATGCTGCCGTCGTCGGGGATCGTGGCCACGCCGTCTTGTATCAGCGCCTCCAGGCTGTCGAGCAGCGCGGCGCGCTCGGCATCGGTCGCGCTGCGCGGGAGTTTGCCCACGCTGAAGGCGCTGCCAAATTTTTCGGTAAATGCCAGCCAGAATTTGAGCCCGCCTTTTTTGAATACCAACGGCCAGTAGCACATGCTCAAAGAGGCAATGCCATAAGGGTTTTGGTAGCTTGGGCTTTGCCGTGGCAGCAGGTATTTTTTGCCAGGGTCCTCTTCGCCAAAAAGCGGATGCGTGCGGCTTTTGAAGCGCAGCATGTTGGCGGTGTCAAAGCAAAACCACTCGGGCGGTTTGGCTTGCACATCCACCGGCACAAAAAGTCCGCCGGACTGGCCCCAGATCACCTCCATGGGCTGGTAGCCATACAGCACGGCGTCCTGCATTTGCTCAATGATGGTGGTCAGCGGCAGCGCGTCCAGCATGGCCTGCACCGCCTTGCCGTGGCGGCTGCTGGCCTGGCCACGGTCCAGGCCAAAGTCAAGCGCCTGCACACTGGCCTTGCGCCTTGTGACGCAACTGCCAATCAGCGCATCTACCTGCATGTCGCGGTAAGTGGTGATGTTTTTGCCCTGCGAGCGCAAGATGGTGTCCGGGTTGGGCAGCAGCATGCCCAGGGCATAAAAGTCGAGGCTGTTGGCGCGGGTGGCCAGGTGGTTTGATAAGAGCTTGCGTGTTGCCATGGTGTCAGTACCCATTCAGATTGATGTCGCCGATGTGCTCAGACATTTTTCTTTCGCGCGTCGTCGCCTTGACCGGTCCAAGATTTATTTCGCGGCTGGCAAAGTAGGCCAGTGCCACGGCCACGGCGGCGTCGCCATGGCGCTTGCCTTTGTCCTCGCCCGTGCTGCGTGTGTCGGGTATGCGGGGCACGCCGCGCACCACTTGCACCGCGCGCAAGTCGGCCAAAATGTCGGCATCTTTGGGCAGGCCATTGAGCGTGCCGTCTTCGAGCGCGGCCTTGACTGGCGGCATGTGCTCGCGGTACCAATTTTCAGTCAGCATCACTTGCTGGATGCGGCTGGCACCATAGCGCTGCATGGCCACCTCGGCTAAAAACTGGCCGTTGCCACGGGCGTCAAATGCGCCGCCCATAAAGCGTGGCAGGCGGTCGAGTAGGTAAAAAGCGATTTGCTCTTGCTGGCGAAACGGCACATTGCGCAGCTCTACGACAAACGGCACCTGGCGCACCAGGTTCTGATGTTGCAACAGCGGTACGTGCACGCTGAGGTCACCGGAGCGGCCGAAATCTTCGCCGTCAAAACTGATGGCGGTGCCCGGTAATTTTTCGAGCAGGGGTAACATTTGTGCCTTCAGCCAGTCATTCGCTTCGGCCTTTCGGATGTGGTCTGGCAGCAGCTCAAAACCGGGCTTGCAATCCCAGCGAAGCACCGGCGTGTCGGCCGACATGCGCGACTCGATCAGCGCGCGCGAGAGCCATGCACCGCCGCCTCGGGATGGGATACAAAATAATTCTTCGTCTTCATTTGGGCGATAGTTGTTGACCAAATCCTCGCGCCATAGGACCTCGCCCTCTTGCGTCCACCGCTGCCCGGTGACTGCGCAGATGCGCTGGTACAGGCCGTCGCGCAGGGCGGCGTCCAGGTCGATGCGGTGCAGGCTGTAGCGATAGCGGCGAGAGCGCACGTCGTTGACCAGTTCGTTAAACGGGTTCTCTTCGCCGTTGTGCGTGCTGATGATGCGAATCTTGCCGCCCCACATCGTCATGGCCATGGCAGCCTTGAGTACCGCTTTGATGTCGTCCAGGAACGCAGCCTCATCCACCACCAGCCGCTCGCCTGGGCGGCCCTTGGAGCGCAAGTTGCGCGGGCTGCTCGTGAATGTCTGGATGATGTGGCCGCTGTCGAATTTGATGGTGTACGTGAGGATTTGCTTGTCCTCTTCTTGCAGCACCGATTCTTCAATTTCGCTGGCTGCGCGGTTGAAGGCCTTGGCCCACATCGCACAGTCCTGAATGAAGCTCTGGGTCATTTCTTTTGAGTATGAAATGTAGTAGACGTTGGCCCCCGCTTCCTCGGCAGCCCACAACACATCGTCTGCCGCCTCGGCGTAGCTGATGCCGATGCGGCGCGACTTCTCGACGATTTTGACTTGTGATGTATCCGACACCCAGCGTTGCTGGTACGGCAGCAGCACCGCCCCCGGCACCGCCTTGGGGGCGGTGTTCTGGATGTCGAAGGGGACGGCGGAGGTGGTCAAAATAACGCCCTCCAAAGCGCCCTGCCAAACGCACTTTTGTAGGGGCAATCAGCCATGTGTCGGCGCATGGCTTCACGGCGTGTGATGGTGTTTTTTCTCATGCTGCAATTCAAAAAATCAGGCGTCGGCCAACTTGCATCGCAGCTCGTAGCCCATGAGCGGCCAGACCTTGGCGATGGCATTCTCGCGGGCGATTTTGCGGCCGATAGCTGGATTGAAATTTTCCGGGCTGGCGCATGCAGATTCGCCTGTCACGGTGAATCCGTTTTTTAGCACGAGCACGCAGAAGGTCAGGAGTTGTAGTGCCTGCGGAACATCGGTGTACTCCACTGCATGCTCAAACATTTCTTTGGCCTGCTCCGCATGGAACAGATTGGTTCCGATCGGCTCGTACTTTTTGCGACCAAGCTCCGGGTGCTCGTAATCGCTCTCTGGTTTGAAGCTGATCCCGTTGTCAGGGCAGAAGTCGGTTGGCAGTCTCCACCCAAGGAAACGATCAACCATTTTGCCCACGGAAGGCGAAACGCCATCAGCCGCCGTGAAGTAGTACTCGTTGGCAATGTTAGCCTGGATGTCTGCCGGCGTGATGCGCGGGGCCTTGTCTGCGCCAGCCTGGATGATGGCTTGCTCGACTGTGATTACGGTTTTCATTTTTTCTCCAATGTTGTTTGCGGGCACTTGCCAAACGCCTTGATGCACACGCTGACATCAATCAGGCCAACCGCTCCGGTCAGCCAGATCAGCACTACAAACCAGCCGATGTATTTCATGCCGCAATCCCCAAAATTTCGCGCCTGATTTGCTCAGCCGCTTCGCCAGACAAGCCGCCGCTTTTGGCGATCTTGTCCACGGTTTCGGCGGCGGCTTTGGCGCGGGCGCGGGCCTGCGCCTGGAATTGCTTGAGGCCGATGCTGGAGCGGGTCAAGGTGGCAATATTTTTGGCCGCGTTGCTGAGCATGGCCACGCGGTCACCTGCATCAGCCTCGGGGTCATCGGCTTCTTGCAGGCTCAAAATGGCCTCGAACAGCTCGGTTTGCACCAGCGCGGTCAGGGCCTCGCTGCGTGCATCCTGGTCGTCGCCGGCCTGCGCCTGGATGAGTTTTGCGGCCTCGGTGCTGGCCTTGATAGCCGACAGGCGGCGGTCCAGCTTGCTGCCGTAGCGATGCAGCGCGCTGCGGCTCGGCAAGATGCCGCCGTGCGCTTCTGCAGGGTAGCGTGCCTGCAGGTCGGTTATCAACTCGTCGAGCGTTTGCGCGCCGGTGGCGAGCATCGCCTCGATATAGGCCTTGACCTCCAGCGGCAGGCGGGCAATGGTGCTTTTGCGGCCCATGGGGCTTACCAATATTTTGCGGGCCGGGCAATGCCGGGCTCGCAGCTTACGGTGTACTCTGCCACGTCCACGCCAAAGCGGCTCAGCTCGGCGTGCCAGCGGCCGCTGGGCTGCTTGTCGAGCTTGATGAGCTCGCGGTCATGCAGGTAGTCCATCTCGCGCCGCAGCTCCAGCGCAGTGGCGTCGGGGTACTCGCTCTGCGCCACAGTCAGTACCAGACCCTCATAGGCACCGATCGGGCGGGCGTTATTGAGCGTGAGCAAAATCAGCCAGCGCAGGGCTTCGCGGCGCAGGCGGGCGTGGTCGATGTCTGTCATGTGATTTCTCCTGGTTACAAAATGGGCTTGGATGCAGAGGCGCGCAACAAGGCGTTTTCGAGCTTCATGCCGACGCCGTCGACCTTGGCCTCCAGCGTACTTTGGCCGCGTATGTAGTCCTCACGCCGCACGTAGTGGATCGGCATGTCGGCCTTCATCGTGAGCAGCTCGCGCTCCACCCGCTGCCATTGGCCGGTATCGGCTTTAGCGGAGGCATCGAGCGTGTCAAGCCGCGTATTGAGCTTGTCGTATTGCGCCGTGCTGGTGATGTCCTGCACGCGAAAATGCTCATTGAGCTCGCGCTTGATGTCGTTGCGGTACTGCACGGCAATCACCTTCATCAGCCCCCACAAACCGCCCATGCCGGCAATAGCTAGAAAAATGATGTTGCTCAAGTTGAGTTCGACGATCATGGTGTTGTGCCCCGCGCTGCGTTGATGTAGTCAATCAGGCGCTGATGCCTGAGCCGGTCCGCGGCCCAAGCCTGAGCGTTGGCGGCGTGGTTGGCCCAGGCGGCCTCAAGCCCGAGCCCGGCATCAAGAGCACAGGCGGGGCTGGCGGGGTCAGCAACTCCGCAGGCACCCACAGGCGCATCGGCGCCGATGAGGGCGCTGTTCCACATCCAGACAGCACCAGCACTAAGGCTGATATAAGCGCCAGCATCAGGACTGCTGCTGCCCGCCGGGCCATGGCCGGGGGGCTGTCCTGGCGCCACAGCACCACCAGGCACACCACCAGGCACAGCACCAGTGTCACAAACAGCGCTAGCCCCATTACGCCAGACCACCAAAGGACCTCGACTTGTGAATGCATCAAACTTCTCCTTTAAAACCGTATAGCTTTTTTTAAGCGCCAGCTGCGCATCAATGGCCTGGCGTGCTGCCGCCTGGCTGCGTACCTGCTCGTCTTGCAGCGCCAGCGCCTGGGCCTGTACCTGTTTGGCCTGGCGCGCCTGCCAGGCGTTGTCGCTGTAGCGGTGGCCGGCGTAAAAACCGCATGCGCCCCAGGCCAGAGCCAGCACAGCAATCAGCCACGGGGGGATGAAATTGCTCATTGGGCGATCTCCGTGGATTGCCGCGCTTCGCTCGCAATGACGGGGACGGGGCGCGCATTGGCGGACGGCCCCAGGCACTGCTTGTGCAGGCGCAGGCGGCGCTCCCACAGGCCGCGGCACTGCTTGTTGCCGGGCGCGGAGCAGTCCACATTGCCTACCCGGCGCCACATCAAAATAGCATCGCACGCGCCCTTGTAGTCGTAGGTATTGAGGCGCTGCACGAGCGTGCTCGGGCCGCCGCGCTTGCTCTCGCAAAAGCCGTCTGCCACGCCCGACTTGCCCCTGCCGATGTTGTAGGCCAAATTTACGTAGGCGTCGTACTCGTATTGATGCAGTGGCACCGTTACGCACTGCTTGAGCGCGCCCTCAAAATGCTGCACGTCGGTGAGCAGCCGCGCCAGCGCCTTGGGCGGCGTGGTGGTGCTGCGCATCGTGATGTCACGGCCCGTGCTGCCAAAGCCGATGGTGGGCACCGCCACGCCCTTCACCGGGTCTGGCATCGCGTTGGAGATGTAGCCCTCATCCACGGCAATGCCCACCAGGCCAGCGGCAGTGAGCGCGAGCACGGCAATGAGGGAGCGGTTGTCGGTGGTCATGCCCTGCATTTTTCCGCGCGCGCGCGATGCCGGGTAAGCAAAACCTTTTAATTATTGGCTGGCAGCGGGAGCTGGCCGGCGGGGGTGATCGGCCTCATCCTGGGGGCTCCAGGCGGGCGGGAATCGCAGCGAAAAATATTTTCAAAAAAAGATTGCAATGGCTCAAAATGAGCTATATACTGCAGCCATGCAGTCGAGATTGATTGCATCCGACGCCTCCGGTAGCAGGCAGGAGATTGAAAATGAAAACGGTGGCAACTATCAAGAATAACGATGAACGAGTGTCGCGCCGCGTTCGTCTCGGAGTTGAGCGTGTTTCGGAAGACGGTGCATGGCGCTACACCATTCGCACCGGAACCGGGGAGGATTGCGCGCTCGGGAGCTTCAAGTCTCGCGCGGACGCATTGAAGGCGATTGATCAAAGCTGGGCCGCAGCAGTGTGGGACTTGCAATACGCCTCCTAACCAACCCACCGCTCCGGCGGGCTTTGCTTTGTACCTAAATCACATCACCCTCAGCACAGGCCACATCCGGCTCAGCGAGCGCGCCGAGGCGTCTGATGACACGATCAAGGCCTTGGGCCCATGGCTCAAGGCCGCGATTGAGTACATCGACCCGTATCCGCTGCCCGGCCCGCTGGGCGCGCGTGATGGGTTTGTGATGTCAGCCGGCGTCGAGTGCGGCGGCCTGGTGTGCCACGTAGGCCACCAAATCGACGGGCCGCTGGTGACATTTGGCGTGGCCACCCGATCACGCCAGTCGGGCGAATTGTGGGCGTGGATGTGCGCACAGTACGGCAGCAAAGCCGATCTGCTGGCGCCCGGCACGCCATGGTGCGCCGTGGCACTGCATCCGGCCTTTGCATTGCAGCATGGCGTATCGGCGTGGATGGGAGACTTTGAGCGCTGCGTAGCCTGGACCTGGTTGGAGCGCAGCCCATGACCGCCGACCAGCTCCGCAGCTGGCAGGCCGCCATGGGCCTGACCCAGCAGCAGGCGGCCGTGGCCATGGGCGTGAGCCTGGCTACCTACAAACGATGGCTCGTCACCGGCCCGAGCCGGCTGGCGGCCCTGGCCTGCGCTGCACTGGCGGCGGGGCTGCCAGCCCGGTAATCCGGCGCTACTCCGGGGTCTGCAGGCTTGTCACCAAGCCGTTTTGCACATACACATACTGCGTCAGACTGCGCCCCCGGTCATACACCCATTGCTCGTGCCGGCCATAGCTGCCGATCGACGTATTGATCTTGCTCGGCGCGCCCCAGGACTGCCGGGCCTCATCTGCTGTCATGCCAATAAAAATCTGGCGCTCGGCGATGGCAGCCGCCACCCTTTCATCGCGCGCCTGCCGAGCGATGATGCGCCTCCATTGATTCGCCTGCGGCGAGCTCGGGTCTGACTTGCCGGCACCGCTGAGATTGACCGACCTGCCCCCCGCGCACGCCGCATCCTGATACACCACCCGCCCATCGGCCCCGGTGCATTTATTGATGGCCCAAGCCGGGGCGCACAGTGCGGCCAGCAGGGCGGCGGTGATGTAGGGGTGTGGCTGCATGATTACTCCTGATTAAACCGCGCATCATTGGCCGCCCTGCGCGGCCCTGGGTTGCGCTGCGAAACTGGCTGTGCTCTCAATCACTTTTTTGCCTACCTCGTCGGCATGCTCCCAGTTGTCGAGCAGGGCGCGCTGGCGCGGGCTCAAGGGTACTACCTGATATTTATCGACCATGGCCTCGGCCACGTGCGCCTGCTCTTGATGCGTGCCTCCGAGCCTGCTGGCAGCTTCTGAGGCTGTGCGCACCTGGTCCAACAAATTTTGAGTGTTGGCATGGACGCCGGTGACGATGTAAAGAATATCTGCACGAGCGGCTGCTAAGGCTGCCAACTGCACTGCATTTGGCGCACTGGCACCTTTTTCCCAGTTGATCACGGTCGTCTTTCCAACGCCGACCAACGCAGCTAAAGCAGACTGAGACAGACGGAGTTTTTCACGCTCCTGTTTGAGTCTTGAAAAAAAGTTCATAAAAATGCACCATATCTATTGCATGGTTCAAAAAATTGGACCATAATCAATACAACCCAATAAAACCCGATCCATTCGATTATCACAAGGACACGCCATGCAGATCGTCATCGATACCCAGCGCGCCAATGACATCAAGCACAAGCTACGTCAGCGCAACACTACCTTAAAGCAATGGGCGGCCGACCATGGCTACCCATACTACACCGTCAGCAATGTGATGCGCGGTGTCAATAAGGCAACTTTTGGCGCCGGGCGCGAAGTGGCCGAAAAGCTCACCCGTCTTTAACCTCGTCCACCACCACTACTGGAGTTTGACATGAAATCCCCAAAATTCACTGCCGCAGACGTTGCGGCCTTCGAGGTCGGCCTGACACAGGCGCAAGCGCATGAGCAAGCCGACCGCGCCGCCCAAGTCAACTTGCTGCTGCATATGGCAGCGTTGAAAGAGGATACCCCCAGTGATGCCGCCCTGGCGCGCCAGTTGGCGGACTGCTTTGACAGCAACCAGCGCGCCTACGACTGGGTACGCAAGGCCCAGCGTGACATTGCCTTCATGTTCGACGTGCTGGCCCTGCAGATTGCGCTGGAGGGCAAGGCCCGCGCCCAGCGCCAGGCCCAAGCGCACCAGGAATAAAGAGAGGTGTACAGAATGGATACACAAGAAATCCACTACGCGCTGGCAAAGCAGGTGCCCGACATTGCCGGCAGAGGTTGCACCATTGGCACCAGCTACGGCGCCATCGACATCCCGCCTGGATGGCTTGCCGACGCGATGGTGCGCGCTCTGACGCGCGCCTTGCAATGTGAGATTCTGTACCAGGAGCGCGCCCGCCACCACGTGGCTGGCGCTGCACCGGCACAGGAGGACAACCATGGTCACTGAAAAAACCAAAACCGGGCCGCTGCCCAGCCACACCCTTAAAACCTGCGAACTTTTTCGCCTTCTGGCTGGCAACGAGCTGCTGGGTCTGGCCCCGAGCGAGATCGCCAAGGGCATTGGCGTCGGCGCGCCGTGGGTCAGTGTCAACCTGCCCAAGATCGCCGCCGAGACCGGCTTTGTCGAGCGTGTGGACGGCACCAACCGTTGGCGCCTGGGTGTGCCCTTTGTGCGCATTGCCATGACGGTCAACACCGAGCTGGCCAGCGCCAAGCGCCGGCTGGACGAAGTAAGCAACCGCTATCAGGTCCCCCTGTAACCTAATTTTCAACCCTGCAGAAAGACTTTTCAAAATGAGCAAAAAACCGACACCCCCAGCGAAAGCCATCGAAGTGCCCATGAACGAGGTGCTGCTGGCAGAAGACTTCAGCGCTGCCAACCAACTTGCCCTGGCTACTGCCCAGCAAGACAGCGCCGTGCGCGCCGTCGCCCTGCAAATAGGCTACGCCCTTCCGGGCGACTGCACCGACGCCGACATGGTCCAGCGCGACATCAGCATCAACATGCGCCGCAGCGTCGAAGCCTGCCTGGAAGTGGGTAAGGGCTTGTGCGTGCTGAAAGAGGCTTGCGCCCACGGAAACTTTATGGCGAGGCTGGACGTTCTGGGGATTGATGTCCACGTCGCTTCCCGCTTTATGCAATCGGCCATAAAGTTTTCAAAGTTGCCGACGTCGGCAACTTTGAAGGCAATCAACAACCAGTCGAAGCTGTTTGAAATGCTGGTCCTGGACGATGAACAGCTTCAAGAACTCGAACTCACCGGCCAAACCGGCGAACTCGCCCTGGACGACGTGGCCACCATGTCGGTCAAGGAACTGCGCATCAAGCTGCGCCAGGAGCGCATCGAAAAGCAGCGCCTCAAATCAGTGGCAGACGAGCTCAATGCTGAGGCGGTGCAACTCAAGCTCAAAAGCAAAGTGGTGGCCCTGACCGACTGGCCCGCCGCGCTGGAACCCATTAGCGACCAGGTGGCTGCTGCCGGGCGCAAGCTGGCCACTGCCATGAGCGAGCTTGAGACCTGTCGCATCACCATCTTCGAGCATGCCAATGCCATGGGCGACGACGCGCGCGCCAGCTTCGAGGCCGCGCTGCTGCACGTGGCCGAGATGTATGAAGAGGCGCTGGCGCGTGCCGAGCGCAGCCTGGCGAAAGAGCGTGCCACCTTTGACAACACCCTGGGCTGCTTCGCCCCCGAGGCCCGTTGACCATGAAAACCAACCAACTCCCCAATGAGCTTGAGTGCCTGGCTGCCCGCCTGGTAGAGGGTAGCGAAGAGGCTGTGGCTTGCGTCGAACAGGTGCCGCATCTTTTGGCCGCTGCGGCGGGCTGGAGCCCAGAGCACGAAACCCCAGACATGGTCACTGACATGGTGTTGGGTGTGCGCACCCTGCAATTTGACGCTATACGCCTGGCCGCACTGGTGCAAGCCCATGACGCCGCGCTGCGTCGCCTGTACAGCCTAAGCCTTTACGCCGTGGACAACTTGCGAATGGGGCAGGCCGGTATCGACATTGGTATGTCGGTCTGCATGGAAACCCTGGCCGACATGCAGGAAGTGCTGCAGGACCTGTTCCCCGGCGACACATGCATTAGCAGTTAAGAGGCCACCATGCCACCACCCACCTTGCCTCCAGACGTGATCAGTGAGTTGTTTGCCCTGCGCGATGCCCATGCGGGCGCACCGCGAGGCCAGCAGCAGGCGCTGCTGCAAAACTTTGCCGCAGCCAAGGGTAAGTCGGTGCATTGGGTATATGGCGTGTTGCGCCAATACACAGGCTTTTGCACCCAGCGTAAAACCCGTGCCGACAGCGGGAAAACCCGCCTGCCAGATGCCACGCTCAATTTCATTGCCAGCAGCATCAATGAGAGCGTGCGAAACAACGGCATATCAACTAAGCCCACCTGCGTGGCCATGAACATTGCAGCGCAAAACGGCCTTGAGGTCAACGTGTCGCCCGCCCGCATGAATTCGCTGCTGCGCGCCAAGCGCCTTGACGTGAAGGCCCAGGCCACTGCCCGCAACCATCAGCGCCAGCGCAGCCTGCACCCCAACCACGTGCACCAGATCGACCCCAGCCTGTGCTTGATCTATTACATGGGCGGAGAGCAGCGCGTGATGCGCGAGCAGGAGTTCAATAAAAATAAACCCGTGGCCATTGAAAAGATCAAGCTCAAGGTGTGGCGCTACGTGCGCTACGACCACGCCAGCGGCTGCATTGATGCCAGGTACTTTGAGGCCGCTGGTGAAAACCAGCAAAGCTTGTTTGACTTTTTGCTCTACACCTGGGGCCGCAGCCCGAAGCGGGTGAACCACGGCGTGCCCAAGATGCTACTGTGGGACAAGGGCAGCGCCAACACCAGCACGGGTATCAAGCGACTGCTCGACGCGCTGGGCGTGCACCACGAAACCCATGCCACCCACCACGCCTGGGTGAAGGGCGGAGTGGAAAACGCCAACTGGATCGTCGAGCGTCATTTTGAGAGCCGCCTGCGCGACGAGCCGGTGACCAGCATTGAGCAGCTTAACGCCAGTGCCGAAAACTGGGTGCGCGACTACAACGCCAACGTCATGCCTCACATTGACGCCCGTGTGCATCGGGACGATGGCACCCGCTATGTGCGTGATGATCTGTGGAACTTGATCAGCCACACGCCCGAGGCGCTGATCGAGATGCCTGCCCCGGCCGTGTGCCGCTACTTCATGCGCGGCAAGGAAGACACCCGCCAGATCCGCGATGGCCACATTACCTTTGTGCACCCGCAGTCTGGCAAGAGCGAGCTGTACAGCCTGCAAGCCTGGGCCAAAGACTTTGCCAACGGAGAAAAGGTGCGGGTCAGCCCCATGCTGCTGGGTGACCGCGTGCTGCGTGTGGAGCTGGACCGCATTGGCCAAAGCCCGGTGCACATCGATGTGAGCCCCGAGACCGAATTTGACGCCTTCGGCCGCCCGCTGTCTGCCGTGGTGCTGGGTGTGGAGCGCAAGAGCGCACCGCACACCGCTGCGATGGAGGCCAGCAAGGTGATTGCGCAAACCGCCTTTGGCGATGGCGTGTCGCTCGAAGAGGCAGACACCAAGCGCGCCAAAAATGCCAGGCCGTTTGCCCACTTCAATGACGGCAAGGGCATCGTTGCGCACTCGCACCTGGGGCAGACGGACTTGCCGGCGCGGCTGTTGCCAGCGGCACAAGACATCAAGACCATCGACATGGCCGCCGTGCGTGCCGCCCAGGCGGTGCGCCAGCTCAGCCAGTTCGAGGCCGCGCAAGCCCTGAAATCCATGGGACTGGCCCTGAATGCCGAACTCATTGCCTCGCTCAAGGGCATGTACGCCGACGCGGTTCCCGAAACCGAACTACCCGCCCTGTTCGACCGCCTGACCGTGCGCAAGAGCCTGCGTGTGGTGAACGGGGGGTCCGTATGAGCATGAGCCAAACAAACCGCAGCTACATGCCCATGGGTATTGATGGCCTCACGGATGTGGTGCGCTACACCTGCCCGCCGGGCGCTGAACCGATGGTCGATTTGCGTTCCCTGTTTGATGCGCTACGGATGAAGTGGCTGACGTGGGAAGCTCGCATGCTTGTCATTTGCAGCCAAAGGGGCTGGCAGCCGCACGCCGCAAAGGACTTTCAAGGCCGGAAAACACGGTTGCTTGCAACCTCCATCGTGGCGCATTTGTTGTCAGCTCTCGCGGTGTCGCCGCTGGCCTGCCGCCAGTCCACCAAAAGCAAATTGACGGCCTGTGCCCACATGTGGGACCGCAATTGGGAGAAGTTGGCAATTGGTGCCCCTGGAGGGCGTGTTATGGGGCCTATAACGCATGGAGAAGCCAGTGGACATGCCAGTGTAGTCAAAAGCGTTGCAGAGGCTTCAAACGGCGTTACGCCAACCACCGAGTTTGAAGTCTTGAAGCTGACCGCCGATGGGCGCACACCTACTCAGATCGCCAAAGAGCTGGGACTGAACAGAACCACCGTCAGCCTGCTGGCCCGTGGCAAATACAAATTCGCCAAAAAGTTGGCCTCAGGGGTATCTCACACCCCCGAGGCCGTTCCCTTTACCCCAACCGCAACCGAAGAAAAGGAAGACCCCATGTTATTGCAAAACCAAGCCCTCAGCGCTGAGGCACGCCAGCACTTCAAATTGCCGAGAAACCCTTTCGTCGACGACGTGCAGAGCCCGGACGACGTTTTTCAGAGCCCGAGCGTGCGCTACGTGCGCGCCGCGCTGCTTGACTGCGCCCAGCACCACGGATTTGTCGCGGTGGTGGGTGAGAGCGGGGCGGGCAAGAGCACGCTGGCCGAAGACCTGGAGGAACGCATCAAGATGGACAAGCGCAACGTGCTGGTGGTGCGCCCCTACGTGCTGGCCATGGAGGCCAACGACACCAAGGGCAAAACACTCAAGAGCGGGGCCATTGCCGAGGCCATTGCCTACGCGCTCGACCCCCATGTGAGCCTGCGCAGTAGCCCGCAGGCCCGCTTTGCCCAGGTGCACAACCTGCTCAAGGCCAGCCGCGCCGGGGGCAGGCGCCACCTGCTGCTGATCGAAGAGGCGCATTGCCTGCCGCTGGCCACGCTCAAGCACCTCAAGCGGTTTTTGGAGCTCAAAGACGGCATGCAGCGCCTGATCGGCGTCGCGCTCATCGGCCAGCCCGAGCTGCGCGAGCGCCTGGGGTCACAGAACGCCGAGGTGCGCGAGGTGGCCCAGCGCTGCGAGCTCGTGGCGCTGGACCCGCTGGACGCCGAGCTCGAAGCCTATCTGCAGCACAAGTTTGCCCGCTTTGAGCTCAAGCTCTCG